ATTGTACTTCTTCTGGTTTAGGGTGGAAACGTTTGAAATTCTCAATTACTTGGTCCATCAATTCCATTGCTTTTTCTTCACCACAATATTTAGATAATTGACCTCCGATCGCTGTGTGGTAAGTTAGTTTACCATCACTCCAACCACCTGCTCCTAAAAAGCCGGTCATTACCTCCGAAGGTAATCTTTCATATGGTGATTTACCCATATCAATAATAGTGATTAATTCACCAGGATACCCATTGTCTACTAGCTTAGTAGCAGCATTTACACCTGCTACTCCAGCACCTACTATTACTATTTTTTTATCCATTGTTGTTTTTAATTTGAACAGTTTAATATACGAAAAAAAAATGTGGTCTCCAAATTAGGAGGCCACAGATCTCAAAGTTTTTTTAAAGCGCCTGGCTATGAATCAGGCTAAATGTTTTATTGATTATTTACACCATCCAAGGCATATTTTTTTAAACGATAGTTTATATACTAAATCACAAATAATTTTTTTTAAGTTCATGGTTTATTGGTTTTATTTTATTATAAATATTATCCTTTACTAATTCGTAATGATAAAGGTAATAATTTTCCTTGGGTATTCCTAACATTAACTTCATATTTTGAAGGCCCAAACAATGGACTATCCGTTAATACTCTAATACTCATTTGTTTAGTATTAGGACCAGGATATTTAATTTGTGATGATTTGATATCACCTACAGCATCTAAAGCATCTTGTGCTGTTAATATAGGCACTACAGAAACATCACCTTTACCTTTTTCTTTAACATAATAATAACCATACCCAAAGGATGATGATAATATTTTTTTAAATTTTTCAGCATCAATATCAACATCAGTCCAATTATCAACTTTACCTTCTTGGTTTATAAAATTATTAATACCATCAGCTAAACGTTCTTCATCAACATTAAACATATCAAATAAGAAATCGATAGATGGAGCACTACCTTTTTTAGATTGGTCATATATTACTTTACCATCTTTTTCATATATAAAAGGAACACTTTTACCGCTATATAAACCACTACCTGATTTGTTTTTTAATGAAATATAATATTCATTTCCATCATATTTAATAGTTAAATCAGATATAGTCTTACCTACATCTTTAGGACCTTCTAATGAAAGACTACGTTTAGTATCTTGAGCTCCAGCAAATGATATATCATCAGGAGTTAATTTTTCACTATCAATACCTAAAGCAGTATATAATGTTTGTAAATCTTTAGGTAAATTTTCAAATGAATCACCAGCAGTTGCTTTAGCTTTATCTACAAATTCTTGCTCATATTTTTCACCCGCATTACCTCCACCACTTAATATAATTCTAACAGGACCAAATTGTTCTGTTTCAAATTCGTACATATCAAATTTACTAGATGGGTTAGGGCCCGTACGTGGGTTATGGATTGTTATTTCATCTGTCTTTAATATATCTTTAAATAATTGTTGGGCTTTTTCTGAATCGATTTTATTAGGGTTACCTAATCGTTTTATATCAGATTGTTTTTTAAATCCATAAGATGAATCAGTATTGTCTAAAAAATAAGCTATTGCTTGTTTTGTACTAGCAGATATTTGTCTATCAGTAGATTCCCATATTAACATTTCTTCTTGTAATATATTAAAATCAAAATTAATATTTAATTTAGATAATATATTTTCCATTAAAGTTACATCCTGCTCATTATTCATGTCAGGATATCCTTTTGGGAACTTATATGATACACTATGTAAAAATTTATCTAGAACGTTCATTATTATAGTTCATCAGGTGATACTCCTCCTTCATCACCACCACCTTCAGGAGAAGGAGGGGTAAGTGATTCTTCTTCTCCAGGTGTTATACCTCCAATTTCATCTCCACCTTCTTCAGCTTCTGATTCATCAGGTGTTTCTGATCCTAAACGGAGCAATCTATTTATAGCTTTAATTGCTTGTTGTTTTTCATTTAGATATGTAAGATAATATTTTTTACCTTGTACTTCACAAACAAATCCCATTTTATTACCAGCCCACATTAAATTAAAATGTTCATCACCTAAATCTACTTGAAATGTAGTTGGTTTTGGAGCAACATATTTTATATCTGAAATGAATGCTTGGTAATCTTTTCCCATTAAAGATACTAATGCATCTTTTAGTTTAGGAAAACGAGATATCATTTCACTATCATCACTAGGCATTTCTTCCATGCCTCTAAACTCTTCTTCTTGTTCAGTGATAAGTTTACTAATATATTGCTTGATAGCTTGACGTAGTTTTTGTTCTGTTAATTTCATCTTATTATTTATTTCGTTCTTGCCACTCATAAGATACACTATCTTTTGTAATAGGACCTCCTTTAGCCCATGTTCTACAACTTCTAGCAGAGTGACATTTAAAATTATGCATCCAACAATATCCTAATCTTCCATCTTTATCAGATGTTACACCAGGCATACATTCATCCATTCTAGGAGATATATCAAAAGCAACACAATTACCACATAATGATTTTTTAGCTGCTTCTTCTGATGTATTCCAATATTCAGCTATATCTTTCCAATAATCTCCAGGCTCATCAACATTTAAAGGACCATATTGAATATAGTCAGCTTTAATAGATGCATCTCTATTTTTAGTATTTAATTCAAGATTTTGAGTAGCAGCAGGACATGCCATTGCTGCTTCAAATAATTTTCTTTCTTTTAAATATTTTTTGAAATCAAAAGTATCCATATTATTTTATTTTAAAATATAATCTCCATGTCTATGTTTTGTAACGGAATTCAATTTTTTAATGAATTTTTCTAAATTAAAATCTTTATCTACATTTAGTTTTTTAACAGCTTTTTTAATAGGATCTAAACCAGCAGCTCCTCCTTCTTTTTTAAGGACAGCTTTAATTACTCGTTCAATCTTATCTTCCGATACTTTCTTTTTATTAACACTTTCTTTTTGTATCGTTTTTTTAATAGCTTTATATCTAGCAGCTAAATAATCATCAGAATCAACATCACCATCACCATCTAAGTCCTTACCTTTTTTTTCATTGAGTTCTACATCAACACCCTTTTTAGCTAATTCTTCAGCTTTTTTAGGATCTTTTGTAGTTATCTTACCCATTTCTTCTTTGAGTATTTTTCTTATTACTTGTCTGATATTCATGGTAATTATGTTTTATTATAAATATTAGTTATCTTTAACTGAGTCCTTTAAATTCTGTATAAATATTTCAATATTTTTTAACGCTTGATCTTTATCTAGTTTAGCATCCCATTTTTCTACATCACCATGTTCAGTAACAAATGACATACCATCATTTTCAATAAATTCTAACATTGCAGATTGATAATCATCAGCAAATGCTAATATATTTTTTACTTTAATAGCTTTAAGATATTCTTCAAATTTACCTTCAACACGTAATTTAGTTTCTAATTCAATAACACAAGTAAAACACGTACGATAAGAATTAAACATTTCTTTATCCTGTCTTGTTTTCATAGGACGCTCACAATTAGGACATAAAAGAGGATATAGTAGTTCCTGTTTTAGTTTATCTAATTTAGTATAAGTTTGTTTAATACCATCTTTAATGGTCCATTTTTTACCATCTTCTTCCCAAATATCACCATCTTTATGGTCATGTTTTTGAGATTGGTAACCTACTGATACTTGTGTTTTGTCTCCGTATTTTTTATTTACTATGTTACGTATACGGTTTACATCTTTTTCTTGAAACTCTTTTTTTAAAACATTATCTTTCATTATAACCCTAATTTTTCTAGTTGTTTAATTGTATTAGCTGTTGAAGTATGAAGAATACCAATACCACCAGCCTCATTCCATTTATCTATAGTGTCTTTTCTATCATCAATTAATATTTTATTCGGACCAGCCATTTGAGGTTTAAATCTAGCGGCCTTAAAATATACATTTTTCATATTATCTAAACGTTGTACCCAATCTAATTTACCTTGTATTGATTGATTAAATTCACGTGTGTAACGTTGTTCTCGAGGTAAGTCAAAATTAACGGATGGTGCTGTAAGCACATATGGGTTATATGATTTTACATAATTCCATAATGTTTGACCATCAGGCATCCATGATAAGCTAGACCAATAATCTTTTTCAGGTATATTTTTTTGTTCTAAACTATCTCTATATAAATCCCAAAATTTATCTTTACCTTGTTCATTAGATTGTTGGGTAGATATACCTGTTAATTGTTCATAACCTTTTTCAAAATCAACCAATACACCATCCATATCAACGAATAGTGTATATTTTGGATTGTCTTGTTCTAATAACGCTTTTAATGATATCATTATTCAAATATTTGTGGATACATTTTACCAAAATTTCTTAGTAAAATACCAGCACCGGCATTAGCTTCATTTTCAATTGGATTACCAGTTTCGCCTGGGTTTTCATACTTGTTTAAGCTGCCATCGTATTTTTGAGCATAATGGATAATTTCATGTCCTAAACTTCGTAATATATCACCTAAATTACGTTTACCTGTATAAACAACAACATGGTCATTGCCTATATCATTATGGGCATATGTTTGTGTTTTTGAACGGTCTGTTGTAAGTGTAATTTTTGGTAATGATTTTAGCTCTAATACTTGGGATGTAAATTTAATAAATTCTTTTATTAGTTCTTTACGCCCAAGATTTTCTTTTATTAAAATCATTCCGGAACCATATTTTCCGGATTCACCATATTTTTTAAAACGTTCAACAGTCTTAGGGTCAGGAGCGCCATTTACAACACCTCCAGGTCCTACTAATCCCATTTCGTTTACATTATCCATCTTTTAATGACTCGTTTTCATCTTCTAAACGCGCTACTTCTTTTTCTAAGAATTCTACTTTAGTACTTAATGTAGCTACATCAGCAGTTAATGCTATTACTTTATCTCGTAATTTATCCTTTTCATCAGCTGATTCGGCTAATAATAATTCTAATTTAGATACACGGTCTTTTAAATCATCGCGATAAAGATTTTTTTCTTCTTTATCCTCACTTTCTTCTTTCTTCTTCATATCAAGTTTTTTCTTATAGAAATCCCAAGCTGCTGTTGATCCCAACACCGTAATTAAAGTTACTGCTATGGTAATAAAATTCTTTTCCATTATGCTTTTCTAGTTTTATAGAATTTTAACTGCTTATAGTTCCTCCACATTGAGTACCATACTACTATTAATTGTACTATATAACTCATTATATCGGTACTCCAACACCAACACCAAGCACACTGGCCTAATATAGTAATAAGGAATAACCAAATTATTTTATTACCCCAATATCTAAAAGATAGATGACGTTCTAATACACCTATAAATAACATAATTCCTCCAAAAATACCAAATAAACTCCAAATTTCTGGTGTGTCTGGTACTCTGTCCATTGTAAATGGATTAATGAACATAGCAGCTAATGCTATTGCTATATCTAATACTTCATTATCAGAATAATAAAATATTTCTTTTAATGTACGTTGATAACGTTCTAATCTATTTTTTAGTAACTTCATTGTTGTGTGATTAAAGTCCATACTTGTTCCTTATCAGCTTCATCAGGTAGATAAGTAAAAAATAACTCTTTATTATTATCTAACAACGCACGTCTTGCTTTAGTACCACTAACTGTTGGTTTACCAGGTATAGCTAATACTTCAACATTAGAATATTTATTTATAGCAGATTGGGTACGTTTTTTTAAATCAATAGCATCTTCTTCATCTCTAACACCACCAACAAAATATATTTTTTCATTAGTATGTGATTTTAAATAATCATATATCGATTTTATTGGGGATGGAGTTGGAGATATATCTACAGATACATTATCAGGTAATGGGTATGAATCCCATATTGCCTTACTTGTTTCAGCAGTAATACCATCTCTAATAGCATTACCAATAAAAACTTTTACTTCAGATACATCGGGATGATTAGCAGCACCTAGTACTAATTCATAATGACCTTTTGTTGGTGGTTTAAATCCACCTGCTATTAAAGCTACGCCTTTATTATTGGCTAAAACTTCTTTAATTATATTTCTAATTAAATTACGCATTTACAAACGACGCAACTTTAGTTTTAGCTTCATCAAACGTATCAAATTCACGTTCAGCGTCTAATAACTCTTTTATTTCAATATTTAATTGTTCTTTTTTAGCTTTAGCCTTTTCTAGTTCTTCTGGGGATTTAGGTTTACCTTTAGGACTAGGAAATAATTTTCTTATAGAATCTGGATTATAGGTTTTATCTACATCTTCAGGGTCATTATTAAGGATAACAATATTATTGTCAAATTCATCTCTATACAAAGATATATTAGATGCTAATCCTTTCCAACTACTTAATACAGCACTTGTTGGTAAACTACGACCACGTTCAGCATTACGTTTTAGTGAAGTCATAGGTGATACATAAATTAATATCATAAATGTTTTATACCCTAATGCTTCTAATTCAGCTTTTTTCTTTAATAAAGGACGAGAAGCAGAACCTGTACCGTCAATAACAATATTTTGTAGTGATTCTACAGCTGCTACTTCTTTCGCTCTTGTAGTTTTTCTTGCCGTACCCATTAATTTACCTGCTTGAGATAATTCTTCGGGTGACATAGAAGCAAAATCTGATTTGCCTAGTTCTTTTTGTAGTAATTCTTCAAAATCATCATCAACATTTATAGTTTTAAAACCATCAATATTTAATTTTTTAAGAATAAAAGATTTACCAGCTCCTGCCGGACCAGCCATAAAGATAGCTTTAGGGCCATCTCCTTGGATTTCATTTACAAGAGCCCGTAGTTTAAACATATAGTGCTTTATGTATAAATATATTATTTTTTATCTAACTTAACACTTGTAGGATATATTTCGGTTAATGGTTTTAATTTTCCCACACTAACTTTGAATATCTCATATAGATTACTAAATACACTAATATCTTCTTGTAATGTGTTAGGAGATTCTTTAATTTCCCATCCTCTACCTTTCATCCTTTTACCAGTTTTATCGTTTCCTCTACTACTTGATTTTAACCATAATATTCCTCTACGTTGAATTGGTGTATCAAAACATTCATTCCATGCTTGAGTATAACATGCTAATTGTAAATTATAAGTATCATGTATTGAATTTGATGTTTTAATATCTAACATCCATATTTCACCATTAATTTTTACAACTAAATCCGCTGTACCTGCTATCTTTAATGTGTCTGAAAATAAATGTTCCTCACATGATATTAATTCAGGTTTATATTCATCCCAAAATTGAGTGAATCTTAGGATCATTCTCCATACATCCAAACTATATTTAGCATTACCAAACCCATCAATCCATGTAATTTCCTTGCCAGCTAAATAATCTTCTGCAGCATTATGTACTTGAGTACCTTCTTCAGATGCTTTTTTAACAATATAACTTGAAGAATGACCTACATCTTTAAGCCAATTTTCAAAAAATTTACCTTTTGGGAATGAACTTAATACATAAGTTACTGAGGGGTAAAATACATCAGGTTTGCGTTGGTAAAAACGTGAATCTAATACTGTTATTTGTTTAGCTGAAGGATCTATTTCAACTATACGTTGTATTCGTTTATCATTTTTGACATTATTCTTTTGTTCAATCATTATGAAAATTTTATTTTATAAGCCATAAAGGATGACAGAGTCATAGGCTTGGTTTTTGATATTAATTTTGTAAATGCTTTAAAACCCATATCTGATGGGTCTTTATCTTCTAAATCAACCATGTATACTTCTTTACCAGCATCCATTAGATCTTTAGCGTGTCTTACTGCTTGCTTCATAGCATCTTTGTCTAATGCTATATAAACTTTATCTACTTTAGATAATGCTAATTTTTTCTTTAATTCATTACTTATTGTTTTTCCAAATAATGGGATTACATTACGTTTTATTGTAATAGCATCGAAAATACCTTCGCATAAAACGATGGGAACGTTGAAATTAACGAATGACTCTAGTCCTATGACATCCTTGGACACCTTGGGGTTTCTATATTTAATCCACACGTCTTCCTCGAAGCTACGCGCAATAAAATAGTTGAGACTACCATACGAATCGTATGAGGGTATTATAATCATTTTATTATACAATCCGCCTTCGCAATAACCAATATTGTATTTTAATATTTCATTTTTAGTAATACCTCTGGATTTGAGGTACTTAATAGCATGTTTAGCTAATATATCTTTTGATGATATTTCATATAATGGTTTATATTCATCGGGTAGTTTTATGTATGATGTTTCTACTTGTGTGTTATTATTAGATTTAGGTAATAAAGCATATACTCCCTTAGCCAAATCATAATGCACATTTGCTTTTTTAAGCAATGTAGCTATTTTACTACCTTTAATATCACAAACCCAACAATGATATTGTTGTGTATTTAAATTAATCTCTAATTTATTTTTGCGATGTTTACATACAGGACATTTAAAGGATTGATTTCCCCTACTTGTAGGTATAGATTTACCTAGTATTTTTTCTAGCTTAGTTAGTAGTAAAGCATGTTCCATAAGTATGAATATAATAACCTATTTTGTGGTAGCCAAATCTCTTGTGAAGAATTTTCCCAAAATGTTGTCATTGTAATATTCATCAGGTTTTTCTAACACACCTTCAGCAAACTGTAGTTTAGTTTCCCAATATGTTAATTCTTTTTTACCTTGGCATAATCTAAGTATTTCGCGCTTAAATTTATCTTTTCCAAGATTACTTATGTCTTCTTTAATTATTTTACTTGAACCATAATACGATTTCCAATCACTTTCTTTAATGACGGTACGTTTACGTTTTGCACCTTTTAATGGTGGGAGTTTTTTGGTATGATGGAAAAATTTCTTTCCAATATATTTTTTGCCACTTTCTAAATTAGTAACAAGATAAACAAAACCAAAATAATCCTCAGGATTAAATTCTTTTTCGTGTAACCACATTAAGTATCATAATTAATTAAAAACGTTGTATCAGTATTTGTGGATAATGGAATTGGTTGAGCCATTTTAGCTACAGCTAGTAATTCTTGAGAATCATTATATAGTCCTACTGTTGTTACATAAGGAGTAAAACCAGAACCAGTAGCAAAATCACGTAATGAACCACTAGTATCAGTTGATATACTAGGATTATGTGTATAATTAAATTCTGATTCCCTAACAGTACATTTTACTGTATTTTCATATATGATATGTTCGTTTTGGAATGATGCAGTAGGGTTATTATATAATCCACCTATATTAAAATATTTTCGAATAGTTGAACCTTCAGATCCAGATGTAAACACTAACATTCCATGAGGATATAT